AGCTAAGAAGCCGTTAAAAAAGGTTGCTTAGAGTTTCTTGGTCAGGTCTGGCTAGGCAAGGTGTGGCGAGGTTAAGTTTGGAGTGGTATGGGTTTCACGGTTTGGTCGGGCGAGGCTGGTTGTTGTTCGGCGAGGCGAGGCACGGTTCGGTCAGGTAAGGGTTTCATGGTGAGGCGGGGTGGGGCAGAGTATTGTTCGGTTGGGCACGGTGTGGTAAGGGTTTCACGATTTGGTCGGGCGAAGTTTGGATGGGTGCGGTCCGGCTGGGCATGATCGGGCGAGGGTATCAAGGTGTGGCACGGCTCGGTACGGTCGAATGCGGTGCGGTTAGGCAGAGCACGGCACGGCTCGGGTTTTAGGGCGCGGTACGGTCCGGTTTGTTTAGGTGGGTTGTGGTGGGGTCGTGCAGGGCAAGGAATTTGTGGCCGGGTGCGGTCGGGTTCTGTGCGGTGCGGTGAGCCATGGCTACGCATGGTGTGGTAGGGAAATTGCGGTGAGGCGGGGCGAGGTGTGGTTCAGCCAGGTCTGGTCTCGAAAGGTATGGTAAGGCAGGGGTTTTGCGGTGGGGTGCGGTTCGCTTGGGCGATGCGTGGCTCTATATGGTTAGGTAAGGTATGGACATCATGGTTTTTTAACATGAGGAAATTATGGGAGCAGTTTTAGAATTAAAGAAGTCAACAGTCGATCCAACTTTTATTGAGAAGGTTGCGCACTTCGCGCATGATGGATTGCCTTATATGAAAAGCGGTGACAACTGGATTGATTTTGACAAGACATGGGTTGTTAATGTTTGGTGGGATCACACCGAAAGCACATATCGCGCAACGATGTATAAAAAACATGGGGTAAACCATGAGCCTGATCTGCGCACTGGTGTTGATTTATTTTAGAAGTTGTTTACAATGTCAATCAAGAGGAGGAAAAAAGTGAACACAATCAAAACAGGTATTGTGCTGGAGGGTTTGGATTTACAAAATCCCAAAAGTTTTCACGGAATTACAGACATACACCACTATGTGGGTAGAACAAGTCGGTCAGCAAGCGAAGCATTTAAAGATGCAGAGTATGCATATGGTTTGGAAAAACACAGCACCGACTTACGACACGCTCTTAATTGGTTCTCAGACTTAATTGCATTTTTCTTTTGGGCGGGGTTTGCTGTTAGCTTACCCATGATAATTGTTTACTGGCTTACGAGGTGATTATGAAAGGTTATCAATTAAAACTAGACTTTGGTGAAGGTCCAGAGTGCCATAAGCTCTATGAAGAATTCCTACAGGAAACTAAAACGGAAGACACACCAGAGCAATGGGGTATGTTTGTGACTTGCTATCAAGTTATTGAAAGCATGAAGATTATGGAAGAAAGCAAGAGGCATACTCTGCAATGACTCCTGAAGGCAAAGTTAAAAAGCAAGTATCTAAAATCCTAAAGCAGTACGGCGCGTATCATTTTTCGCCGGTGACCGGAGGGTTTGGTCGTAGTGGGGTGCCCGATATTGTGGCTTGCTATCAGGGAGTTTTTATTGGGATCGAGTGCAAAGCGGGAGACAATAAACCTACTGCTCTGCAGTTGAAGAACCTTGAAGACATTCATACGAATGGTGGATGGGGGATGATTGTGAACGAGGAAACCGCAAGGGATGTTGAAGCGGTGTTAGTGTATATCGAACATTTACGGGAGAAAATGAAATGAATTGGTTAGTAAAAGATCAGGAAGTGGCAGTAAACCCAGTACAAGCAATCATTGCTAATGCTGAGAGCGGTAACTTAGAAAAGCCCATCATGGCTAAACCAAGTAAGAAGCGCCCAAAAGAAAAGCTATTCTCGGATGTAGTAAATAGCCCGGCGCACTACACATATGGTGGCATCGAGACCATCGACTTTATTGAGGCCAAGCAATTGAACTACCACTGCGGTAATGTGGTTAAGTATGTTTCTCGTGCTGGTAAAAAGGGTGAGCGCCTTGAAGATCTACGCAAAGCACAATGGTATTTAAATCGTGAGATCGAGCGCTTAGAAAAAGAATGAACGAACAAGATAAAGAATATTTAGAAGCGCTGTACGCGGGCTTCGCTATGGTTGGGTATTTAATGAATGGTGACTATTCGCCTGAAGAAATACCTGGCCTGGCAAAGCGGATGGCAAGGACCATGATGGAGAATGGAGAAAATGAAGGAGGAATCGTTGCAATCAAACCAAGACGAAAAGCCGAAAGAAAAAAGGAATATCAAGCAACAAATACCTGAGCCAAACATGACCCAGAGGGAGGTGTCAAGAACTCTTGATATACCCCGGCATGAAGTGGCTAAGGTTGAATCGGATGCACTTAAAAAATTAAAACGCCGGCTCAAGGAAAAGGGCTACGACAAAGACAGTTTCTTTTAGAGGAGAGAACATGGTTTACGTATTAGAAGCGCTATTTATTTTATTTACTATTTGGGTATGCATGAAATGAACAAAGACATTAGAGACCTAGAGACCCATATCCATAATCTATGGGCGGTCAAACAACAGGTTAATACTCTGATGTGGAGATACTTAGACCATCCCGAACAAATGACCGAAGACCAGATGGCCAATCAATTAATGGCGGTCGAACACACGTTAGATTTGTACTGCGAAAAACTATTTGATGAGTACAAGCAGATTTGTCAGATTGATGAGTATGCACCGCCGGAAGTAATAATTGAACGGGAAAAGCTACTTAGAAAGATTTATGTAAAGAAGAAAAAAGAACTTGATACGGATGGCCGGTGCTAATGATTTATTTTATTGTGTTGGGCACCATATTGTTTTGCGCTATTGTCGGTCTGCTTGCAGCCATTTTTTGGAGGAAATAAATGTTACCTAATTGTGAACTAGTAAAAGCAGATGGTACACAGTTTCTTGTGTTTAAAGGACAAGATCTAATATCAAATCATTTGAAAAAAGAACTGTATGAGAATGATATACATCAGCTAAGTCTTAAGCTTTTAATCAACGAGCCTGCGGGTGGGGTGTTAGATATTGGAGCTAACCTAGGTACGTTCTGTGTGCCTTTGGCCAGGAAAGTAGCAAAGCATATCTACCATGCCTTTGAGCCACAACGGATAGTCTATTATCAATTATGTGCCAATACGTTTATTAATGGGCTAGATAATATCCATTGCCATAATTTTGGGTTATCCGATAAAGAAGAACGGTTAGTACTGACGATGCCTGACTATACAGCCGAAGGCAACATTGGTGCATTTAGCATGGACAAAGAAGTTCGTGAGAATGAGTACGAGTGCAAAACCGAAGGTGTTAAAGAACCATTGGTAGTGTTTACTTTGGACTCAGGTGCGCATCAAAACGTACGTCTTATTAAGATTGACGTAGAAGGTCACGAGCTAGAAGTAATTAAAGGCGGTATTGAAACCATTAAAAAGAACAACTACCCGCCAATTATTTTTGAAGCATGGACATGGAAACCATGGTTTGAGCCTAAGCGCAAAAAGTTGTTTGAGTATTTAGAAGGCCACGGTTATGGAATACAACAGCTAGGAAAAAACAATCTAGCCCAACATCCAGGCCATGGGAAGAAACTTAAATGATCGTCACAATATTAAATATGTTTGCTTTGTTTTTAGCCACCTTTGCGGTGTTGATATTTGTAGTGGTGTTTAGCTTCTTTTTATTTATTATGTATGCCTGTGTGCACATTGGATGGGGAGAGATTAAAGGGATGCCATTGTCTGAGTTATGGGAAAAAATTAAAAAGGAGTAATAAATGTTAGAAAATGTAGAAGCAATACAAGCACCAAAGCCCGCTAAACTATTTGTAGCTACACCGATGTATGGTGGGCTATGCACAGGCGGTTACACCATGGGTATTCTTAATTGTGTGCAGACGTTTTCGCCACGCGGTATCCAAATGTATTACTCGTATATGATGAATGAGTCTTTGATTACTCGCGCTCGTAACGGCATGGCTTATGACTTTATGCAGTCAGACGCAACACACCTGATGTTTATTGATGCCGATATTAGTTTTGATCCAAAAGATATTATTCGTATGATTGATGCTGACAAAGACATCATATGCGGTTTATATCCCAAGAAAGAAATTAACTGGCAGTTAGTACACGATGCGGTCAAGCGGG